TCGGGTAGCAGAGGCAACCGTTTGCACGGGCCGGCTGGCTCTGGTTGTTTGTTGCGCAGACCCAGAAAACTTCTTTGGAAAGAGTTCCTGCATTCTGCGATCTATCTCATCATAGTACTCATCTGACCTTGGGTCAAATCCTTCGTTTTTGATCAACTCTACGTGGATGCCACGAACAGTGTTCGTCATCACCACGTCGGAGCCAAACCATGGGTTCTTCTCAGCCCAATCCTCCGCGCGGGCGTCCGGGCGCGGAGCCTGTTGCTGCGGCGCCTGTTGCTGCGGCGCAGCCTGCTGTCTTGCAGGTTCCTGCTGGATACGTCGCACCTGCTGCTCTTGGCTCGCCAGTTGCTGCTGCTCCCAGATGGTAGCCGTCAAGCGCTGGTTGGCTTCGGTCTCGGTGTCAATGTCACCCTCTTCCCGGGCGCGGCGGATCACGTTCTTGAGCGCGGTAATCTGCGTCTCAACCCGCCCTTTGGCCTCGCCTACCCGCTCTACTGCAGTCTGCGCGTACTGCTGTTGCAACTCTTCGTTGCGCGACTGTACGCTCTTTGCGTACTCCAAGGCCGACTGCTCACGGCGCTCGGTCTCACGCAGCCGCGCTGTCAGCTTATCAATGCGCTTCTTTACCTTGTCGGAGTACTGCTCAAGCTCCTCGGCATCCGGCCCAGCCTGCACCGTTGTGGTTGCCGTACCGCCTTCATCTTGATCAATGGTGACGGTTGCTGGTTGCTCATCGTCCCCAATAGTAAACTCTAACTTCTCGTTTGAATCAATCATCGATACATCCTCACTTGTGTAAAATGCTTGCAGGGTCGGACACAATCCCCAGGATCTCGTCATCGTTTAGCAGACGGATCTCTCCGCCCTCTATCTGGATGCGAGCGCCAGCGTAACGACCAAACACCACCCAATCGCCTGCCTTGCACCACGGACCATTCGGATACTTGCTTTCATCCGCGTAGGCCAATGGGCCAAGCTTGAGCACGTAGCCCACGTTGGTTGCCAGTTGAGTGCGCTCAGTTGTTTCTTTGGTCAGCACAATGCCTCCCTTTGATGTACCGGCACCCCGGTAGGGCAGCAGCGCTATGCGCCACCCTGTCGGCTGCGGAATCAAATCTAAGACACTTTGCGAAAGCCCGTCACTGCTGACCTTACCCTCTTCGGTGTAAGCGTCATTGAGTGAGGGTTTTTGATTGGCCTTGTCGTCCTGCCATTTCTGTTCTAAAGCGGTCAGCTTTTGCATGTGTTGTCCTCGGTTAGTCTTCTGAATGTTTGTTGAGTCTGTCTTTCACAATTTCTTCTGTAAGACGAATACCTTCCAAACGACCCATGAGATACCGATAACGCTCCATATCGCCGATTCCGCCGCTCAACACAAGTTGCTGTGTATCGTGCTCAATCTTTCTAATATCTTTTAAAACGTGTTCAGCAAAAGTAAGCATGGTCATTTCCATGTGAGCAGAAGGTCTTCGCCACCGTCTGAAAGGCGTAAATCAATAGATTTTTACGTCTCTATTGCCATCTTTTTTCTTAATGATCCTCGGTTTAATTATCTTTGGTTTTACGATACCCCCCTCCTTCATTTTGCGGGTTTTCCCCGCTTGGCTCAAAGCAATGGCAATGGCTTGCTTTTGTGGCTTGCCCGCTTTAATTTCAGTTTTTATGTTGTCACTGATAACTTTTTGGCTTTTTCCCTGTCTTAAAGGCATCACGCACCCCCCGGGCCTTGTTTTGGTGTGTAAATACGCTCTCTGGCAACTTCAAACCGCCCTTGAGCGATCTTCTCCTGCGATGCAATGCGCTCATCGTTGGCCTGAGAGTTCTCTTGTATGCGCATCTGCTCGTTCTGCAGCCCCTGCTGCTTCACTTGTATGTCAGCCTGATCCTTTGCGGCTCGCATTTGAAGCTCTTGCTCCTTGAGCGCAATCACCGGGTCGGGACCTGCGCCCTCGCCAGACAACTGCACCTGCATCGCCTTCACATCCATCAGGTACTGGGCAATGTTGAGCGAGATCATCGCCTCACGCTGCATGTCGGAGACCATGCGGTCAGGATCACTGCCGTACTGACGGAACAGCTCTGCCTCGGCGTCTTCCTCGGCCTTGAGCCTGACGTGCTCCATAACGTGCTTCTGCAATTCAACAGCGGCCAACGGATTGCCCTGCACCAGCGGCGACATGCCCATGATCAGGTGCGATGCAATGTGCGAATCGTGCTGCTGGCCCGCAAACGCCTTGAGCTGCTTGCCGTCAATCGCATCGATGTTCTCGCTTGCCGGGTCCTTGGGCATCTGGTTGGTCTGGGTTTTCAGAATGCCGTCAATATCCCGCACATTCATTGCTTGGTAGACCCGGTAGTACGCCTCGTACAGGTTGTGCATGTGCGGGGCGCTCTGCGCCAGCTGCAGCTGGGTCTGCGCTAGGGTAATGCGCTGCGCAGCGGAGAAGATATTGGGGTCGGCAACCGGCAGAACCGATACCTTGTTGTCAAAGTCGCTCTGTTTAACAAGACGAGATGCGCCGGGGACATCATAGGGGTACTCGGGGGGTAAGTACTTCCCAAACCCACGGAACAGCATCTCGAACTCTTGTGTCTGCGCGTAGTAGAGCCGCTTGTGGATCGCTGACATGACCATCGACCCACGCTCAAGCAGCGCAAGCGTGGTGCCCACGGCTGCCTGCTGGTTGGCGTCGCCTACCTGCATGTCTGCAATGCTCGCCAGTCGTTTACCGGCGTCCACAGTAAAGCTCAACAGCGCAAACAGTGTCTGGCTGGGCTCTTTATAGGGTAAAGGCAGCAGTGAGGAGGCCAGTTCAGCGCCGCCTGCGTCAATATCGCGCCATTCACCCGGCTGGATCGGCTTATCGTCGTCCGCGATGCGCGCGCCCTTGGCTTTGAAGCCCGCAGGTAGGTTAGACAGCGTTCCAGCGTCCAATAACTGACGAAGTGCAGCGGTTGCTGTCTTTGCGAGGTTGCCAATCAGGTGAACGAAGCCCAAACCGTAGGCGCCAAGACCACTGACCAGCATGTAATGCACAACATACTCAATTCGTATCTTCAACGGGTCGTCTTCTGCCCAGTTTCGACGCACACTGACCACTTTCGCGCTTATTTCGTCTACTGTGACCACGTAAGGTAGCTTGATGCCAGTCGGTTCGCCGTCCTCGTCCACATCTTCGTAGCCGGGGATGTCTAAATCGACATGAAATTCCAGCAATGTGATTTCTTCCGGCTCGCCAGTGGCCTGCACACCCGTAATTCGGTCAATCGTCGCGCCAATCTGGTCCTGCCCGCTGTTGGAACCGTCGGGCGAGAGCTCTACATCGAGGTATTCGCCTGCAAAAACACGCTTTTTGAACTCGTTTGAGTCCATCGCAATGCGGTGCGTGATGCGTCGGCACTCAGAAATCACACTTGAGCCGTGGTAGGGGATGTAAAGATCGTCCGGAAGCACCAACCGGCTCACCATCCGGCCAAGTTGCGCGTCAAAATACACTTTTTTAAAGGTAGATCCACCGTATCCTGTGTAAAACAGCAGCTGATCAAACTCCGGCGTGTACTCTTTCATCACGGAGGTGATCTGATAATTCATAAAGTCCTGCACTCGGGCTGCCTGCTGGACCTTATCCAGCGTTTCCTTGCCCAGCGTCTGGGTGCGCACGGGTCCGCTGGCTGGCATCAGCTCTTTAAACGACTGCGCTTGGAACTGGATAATGGCCTCCGTCAGCATTGGATGCACCACGCCGGCTGCGCCACGGAAGGGCTGGGTGCGCTCGTCCATCCGCAGACCCAACAGGTCCAAACCCTTGGCGTACAGCTCCTCCCACTGACCGCGTGAGCTCTTGTCCGCATCGAACAGGGTCTGCAGAGAGATGGCTATGTGCCCAAGGTCCTGCTGATCGATATCCTCGGCAAGGTTAGCGTAGAAATCCTCGTCGTCATCGCTGCCACCAATCTCAATAACAGCGCTGCCGTCATCCTCAAGAATGATCTCAATCTCTTGGCCTTCGTCAACATCAAGCTCGATGAGGTCGGTGCTCGGGGCTAGATTTACTACCTTGTCTATGGGCATGTCGGTGTCCTAAAGATACTTTCGATTATCGTTGCGCATGCGTTCTACGTTGTTCTTGGTGATTGCGCCGCCTTTGGCTTTGGTAATTACTGGATTAGTCGGGTCAAAAGTGCCTTCGTTGCCTATCGCAGATTTGATTTGGGTAGAACTAAATGGGACATACGAAAACCCTTCACCTTCTCTTTCGTTTTTGTACTTCAACCCGTCATAACCATTTTTCTTTAAAATTTTAACAAGGCTATCACCAGTAGCTATTGCGTCGTAGTCGTTTTTTGCAGATAAAACGTCATACGCATCTTCCGTCAAAAGATCCATATCCATCATCTTTTCAGCAAGGTGGTCTGGTGCAAATGATGCCATGTGAGAAACCTCTAAGGGGTTCTCTATGTTTAAATAATATTTACCAATGTTTGGGGACTTGCTATCAAAATCATATTGGCCCGTTCTAAAGTTTGCTTGATCTGCTGTACCAAAGTGAAATCCCATGCTTGATAGTTCAGTTCGATACTTTGGTGAAAATTCCTTTACGTCAGCTTTTGCCGCATGAAAAACGGGTTCTTTAACCTGACTATTTGCAAGGAATCGCGTTAAGTTTGGGGTCACTTCTGTCGGGGCCCTAGCCGGGTCAAAAGTGCCTTCGTTGCCGATGGCGGATTTGATCTGGGTGGGGTTGAACACCACAAAATTACCCCAGCTATCTGGGGTTCTTGGATTACCAAAAACGTCCGTAGAGCTACCTTTAATAATCCCATCAAAACCGCCCCCAATAGCGCGATTGTGCAGTTCTTTCTCGTACTCGTCACCTTTCATCTTATCCCCAACTCTCTCTGGGATAAGGTCGTACTCATACGCAGGATTTTGCATTGACACATAAAGACGCATCAACTTGTCAGCTCCTCGGAAGCCCTTGGCTAAGCGCTCTTCGGAGCTTAGATAAATACCGCGACCAAGCCGCCCGTCTTCGGATGGACGAAAGACCGTAAAGTCAGAGCTAGTCCCGTGGTAAACCGGCAGCGGTTTGCCTTTAGCATCCACCACTTTGCTCTCACCAAAGAAATTCTTAAACTCCGGCGTGTTGATAGGAGCATTAGCCTTTAACTCAGCAAGGTCGTCTGCACTAGGTCTTGGATCTTTTACAGGAAACGGGATATCACGAGATTCTTTATTAATCTTACCCCAAGGGTCTTTTTCAGATCTTAATACGGTGGGCCACGAACCTTCTATCTGGTCTCTACCAGATTTTAACTGGTCAGCCCATCTAATACGGTGAGAGCTTATTATTACCGGCATTCTATCGTATCCAAGCTCCTTCATTAGTGCAGCACGATGCCTGCCGTCATGCCCCTCTACCTGTGCCACACCATCTTTATCAAATATTTTTAAGTGTGGAACATCAATAAGATCCCCTTTTTGTATGCCCGCAAGAATAGATTTTGTTTTTTCTTTTCCCTCACTAGAGGTAAAACTATAGTCGGCTCTGGTTGGAGCGGCCATAGCAAGGAAATCATCAGGTGACATAAACACTAGTGTGTCTCTGCTTTTTGGCAAATCTGCGTTTGTAGCCCTTTGGTCTAAGTTAAATATTTCTTCTACGTTTTTTGTTGCTGGAGAAGGGACCCGATCCGTTAACTCAGCAAGGTCGTCGGCGGCGGTCGGCGTGTTAGAGCCAGCCATCCTCATCATGGCTTCATCTGGCGCGCCTGCTATTCGCCTGCCAATTCGCCCAGCTGTCCCTATCAAGGGTGTTGCCCCTGCCGCTGCCAGCGTAGACATCTGCTCGTACATGGCGGCTGCGTCAAGGTCATTGGCCGCACGGGCCTCGTTAGCAAGGTTTGAAAACTTTACCGCGTCCCTACCGGAGCGGATCTCACCGAGAATAGGTGTCATGTCCGCAAGAGTGCCCAAAGGATCTTGTTTAATACTCTCAAGCGCACCGCTGCCCAGCGCACTAACATCCGCGCTAACTCGTGCTAAGGGGTCTTCGCTTTGCAAAACATCCCTGCCGTAACCCATCACCGTCTGAGGTATCTGAGCAAACCCAGAGCGCAAATTCTCCAACATGGTGCGACTCTCAGTCTGCTCGGGTGTAGGTGCCCGCTCAGGGGTTCGAGTACTAGGGGTGTTGTCAATGTTCTCTAACTGCCGACGCAGCAACTCTGCGTCCGCTTCTCCGCCATTGGCAAAGCGGGCCAGCTCATCCTTGGCTGACCCTTTAGACTTTTTTACAAGGCCACCCTTAGCTTGCTGCAGGATGTCGTAACCGCCGTAGGTAATTTTGTCGCCGCCGTCTATTGCAGCCGCGTAGCCGCCGGGTTGGGTGCTGCTGCCGCGTATGACGCTGCTATCTGTTTGGTCAACGTCTGTTGTACCTGTTCCTGCTGCGACTTCTTTCTTGACGGCCTTTTCAGCAGCAGCCTTTTCAGCAGGAGAGGCTGCAGCAAGCGCGTTAACTGCTTTTAAGAAACTCTGACCTTCTTCAGTCGTTAAATTAACTTCTCCAGTCTTCGGGTCAAACACCCGCTGCGGAT